TAGCAGATAAAGGAATTTGGACAGCAAAGAAAAGATATATTTTAAATGTATATAATAATGAAGGCGTTCAATATAGTGAACCAGAACTAAAGGTAATGGGTCTTGAGATGGTCAAGTCATCAACGCCGTCTGTTGTTAAATTAAAAATGAAAGAATTGATACGATTAATGATTGATGGAACAGAGCAAGATGTTCAGACATTTATATCTAATTTTAAAGCTGAGTTTAAAAATTTATCTGTTGAAGAAATATCAACACCTAAGGGATTAAATGGACTAGAGAAATTTTCAGATTCTATGAGTTTATTTAAACCGTCTACACCAATACAGGTTCGTGGTGCAATATTATATAACGATTATATAATAAAAAATAATCTAATTAAAAAATATGACTTGATTAGAGAAGGTGAAAAAATTAAATATGTATATTTGAAATTACCTAATCATTTTAAAAATAATGTAATCTCTTATCCTGTTCGTTTACCTAAAGAGCTTGGTCTTGAAGATCATATCGATTATGATACTCAATTTGAAAAAACATTTTTAGATCCTATTAATGATATTCTCAAATGTATTGGTTGGGAAGCAGAAAAGTCTAGTTCACTTGAGAGTTTTTTTTAGTTGAAATTCTATTGCAATTGATAGAAAAATATAGTATAATAATAATGTTATTAATTATAGGACAGCGCAAATGGCTATTATAAGTATCGATCCACCATTGGATGATAATAATTCTAAGATTAAAAAGAATAGTATTTTAGATAAAATTAAAAAAAATAGTAGTATTAAAGACTCTGCTATTTTATCAAGATCAAAATTCTTTACAGAAAAAGATATGATTCCAACTTCTGTGCCAATTATCAATGTGGCACTTAGTGGTAAGTTGGATGGAGGTCTAACACCAGGTCTTACAATGTGGGCAGGTCCATCAAAACACTTTAAGACTGCATTTTCACTTTTGATGGCAAAATCTTACTTGGACAAATATCCTGATGCGGCACTTCTTTTCTATGATTCTGAATTCGGTACTCCACAATCGTATTTCAATTCTTTCGGAATTGATACTAATCGTGTATTGCATACACCTCTCACAGACATTGAGCAATTGAAATTCGATGTTATGCAACAATTAACTCAATTAGAGCGTGACGATAAATTAATTATAGTCATCGATTCTATTGGTAATTTAGCATCTAAAAAAGAAGTTGAAGATGCTTTAGATGGTAAATCTGTAGCAGATATGTCTCGTGCAAAGCAAGTCAAATCTTTATTTCGTATGGTTACGCCACACTTATCTTTGAAAGACATTCCGATGATTGTTGTTAATCACACATATAAAGAAATTGGTTTGTATCCTAAAGATATTGTTGGTGGCGGCTCAGGCTCATATTATGCCGCTGACAATATTTTTATTATTGGTAGACAACAAGATAAAGATGAAAAATCAAAAGAAATTATGGGTTATGATTTCATTATTAATGTGGAAAAATCAAGATATGTCAAAGAAAAATCTAAAATACCCGTTTCTGTATCTTTTAATGGTGGCATTAGCCGTTGGTCTGGTTTACTTGATATTGCACTTGAATCGGGGCATGTAACAAAACCAAGTGTCGGCTGGTATAGTAAAGTAGATATGGAAACAGGTGAAGTTGAACAAAAGAGATATCGTGAAAAAGACACAGATACTAAAGAATTCTGGATGTCTATTATCACAACTAAGTCGTTTCGTGATTTTGTAGAAAATAAGTATCGTGTATCATCATCTGATATTATGCAAGATGGTGAAGAAAATCTTTTTGAGGGGAATTAAATGAGAGTTGAAATTTTATTAGATCGTAGCGGTTCAATGATCACTATGTGGAACGAAGCTGTTGCTTCAATTAATACATACGTTAAAAATCTGAAAAAAACAGACAAAGTTCGTCTTTCTGTTTTCGATGATGAATATAATGTTATTCGTGATGTGAAGGTTAAAGATTGGACTGATGCTGATAAAATTCAAGCTATATCTAAGGTAGATGCAAAATGATGGAAGGGATAGATTATATTTTTATCTATCCCGAAGATGACACAACATCTGTATACATTAAAATACTAACTGGATTTTATGAAGATACAGTTTACAAATATAATAAAGTGTCATTTGATGAAAAAGATGATAAAGTGTATTTAGTTTTTAGTTATGATGTTATAGAATCCTCTGTCGAAAAACCAAATATGTTAGAGAAAGATGAAAAGTTTAAAAATTTCATTGGATATTTGTTGATAGAAATAATGGATAAAAATGAAGAAGAGGATTTAACGGATGAGACTGGAACAAACTATAATCAAGAGTCTGATTTATAATGATGAATATTTACGAAAAGTTTTACCTTTCATAAAAGAAGAATATTTTAACGATAAAACTGAAAAAGAATTATTCAAAGAAATCACATCATTCACAACAATATATAATTCGTTGCCGTCTATTGAATCTCTTATTATTTCAATTAAAGAAAAAACATATTTAACAGATGAAGAAGTTAAAAATTCAGAATCATATCTTGAAGAAATAGAAAAAAATAAAGAATCTAGTTCTGATTTAAAATGGCTCATTGATAAAACAGAAAAGTTTTGTCAAGAAAAGGCAATATATAACGCAGTTCTTGATTCTATTTCTATTCTTGATGGAAAAGATAAAAATCACGATAAGGGTGCAATACCGAAAATATTATCTGATGCACTATCAGTAACTTTTGATAATTCTGTAGGTCATGATTACTTACAAGATTCTGATGAACGATATGATTTTTATCACAGAAAAGAAGAACGCATACCTTTTGATTTAGAGTTTTTTAATAAAATCACAAAAGGCGGTCTACCTAAAAAAACATTAAATATCGCATTAGCAGGCACTGGTGTTGGTAAATCTCTTTTTATGTGTCACGTTGCCGCTGGCGCAGTCACTATGGGATATAATGTATTGTATATAACTCTTGAAATGGCAGAAGAAAAAATTGCTGAAAGAATAGACGCTAATTTGTTAAATGTTAAATTAGATGATTTATTGTTGTTACCTAAAGAAGTATACGATAGCAAAATAGAAAAAATTAAGAATAAAACAAAGGGTAAATTAATAATTAAAGAGTATCCAACTGCAACTGCTTCTGCTATTCATTTTAGATCACTATTGAATGAACTCAAAATTAAGCGTAATTTCAGCCCTGATATTATATTCATTGACTATCTTAATATTTGCACTTCGTCTAGAATTAAAGCAGGTGCAAATATCAACAGTTATACCTATGTTAAATCTATTGCAGAAGAGCTACGTGGTCTTGCCGTTGAGTTTAATGTTCCTATTGCCTCTGCAACACAAACTACTCGAAGCGGATTTACATCATCTGATCCAGGTCTAGAAGATACAAGTGAATCATTTGGTCTACCAGCAACCGCTGATTTGATGTTTGCTCTGATTACATCAGAAGAACTTGATGAACTTAATCAAATTATGGTTAAGCAATTGAAAAATAGATACGCAGATCCATCTCATTATAAAAGATTTACTATTGGTATAGATAAATCAAAAATGAAATTATATGATATCGAACAATCTGCTCAAACTGATATAGTTGATTCTGGACAAGTAGGTAAACCGCAAAATAAAAAATTTGAAGGATTCAAATTGTGACAACGACTACTGTAATCATACCAACCACTGGTGCTAAAGAACTCAAAGGCGCAATTGAATCAGTATTAAATCAATCTCATTCAACTACTTGTTATGTTGTGTGTGATGGCGAAGCTCATAAAGGCAAAGTCAAAGTAATCGTTGATCAATATGCGGGTAATAAGAATTTAAAAGTTTCTTACTTGCCTATAAATGTTGGTGCTAATGGTTTTTATGGTCATAGAATCTACGCTGCGTTTACTCATTTGATAGATACTGAATATGTAATGTATCTAGATCAAGATAATTGGCTACAACCTAATCATGTGCAATCATGTATTGATACAATCAATGATAAAAATCTGCAATGGTGTCACTCATTCAGAAACATATATGACAAAGATTCTAATTTTATTTGCCAAGATAATTGTGAGTCATTAGGTATACATTTAGCATATACAAATACAAATCACATAGATACTAATACGTATTTCATTAAAACTGAAGTAGCAACAAAGATAGCATCTGCATGGCATGGTGGTTGGGGACAAGACAGAGTATTTTTACATGCAATTTCTCAACATTTTAAAAAGTTTGATTGCACAGGTGAATATACTGTAAATTATCGTGTTGATGGCGGTCAAGGATCTGTTAATGCAGATTTTTTTATTGTCGGAAACAAAGTAATGAACGAAACATATAATGGAGAACTTCCTTGGAAGAAAAAGACTTAGTAATTGGTTTTATCACAGACTACACAGATTATAATAAAATTAAACCATACGTAAATTCACTAAATCGTTGTGGATTTACAGGCGACAAGATCATGGTTGTTTACAATATTGGCTACGATATCGTAAATAAATTACAAGAGGAAGGATTTATTGTAATTGGTTTTGAACGTGACGATGCTAACAATAGATTCGTTTACAAACAAAAATTCAATATTGTTGTTTCTAGATTCTTTCATATTTGGTTTCTTCTTAAAGAAATGGAAAAGAAATATCGTTACGTCATTTCTGTCGATGTAGCAGATGTTGTGTTTCAAACAAATCCGTCAGAATTTTTGGAAAAAGATTTCAAAATTAACGATACTGATCAAAAATATGGACTTATTGTTGGTTGTGAAAATTTAAAATATAAAGACGAAGCATGGGGAATTCATAATATGTATCGTTCTTTTGGTGATATTGCGGCTATACATATGCAAGAACAACCGATTTATAATGCTGGTACAATTGCAGGAAAATTTGACATATTCATGGATTTTTGCTATAATATATTTCTATTATGTCAAAGTGCTCCTATGGAAGTTCCTGGTGGAGGTGGCCCAGACCAAGCGGCGATGAATCTTTTGTTGTCAATGAAACCTTATCATGATATTACATTAAAGTATTCACATAATTTTTGGGCGTGTCAATGTGGTACGACAGTCGATCCAAATAAAGTTGAAAGTTTTAGACCTAACTTTATTTGGAAAGGTGAACCAGTAATGAAAGAAGATGGCTGTGTGTATAATGAAGCGAATCAAAAATATGTTTTAGTACATCAATATAATCGTGTACCAAAGTGGAATGAAATTATAAGGAAAAAATATGAATGATACAATAATTTACGATACAGAAAATAATTCGTTCACAAGACCAGCATCAATCGATCCTTGGGATCATCTAGACGTTGATGCTTGGGTACAAAAACAAGTAGAATGGGGTGAATCTAATCCTTCTGGTCGTGGATTGATTCCCTATTTGATTAAATTAGGAACCGATCTTGTTGGTGCTGAGATTGGTGTTTGTCTTGGTGTTACTACAGAATTAATTCTAAAAGATAAAGATACTAATATTGAAAAATATTATGCTGTAGATAATTATCCAACTTACATTGATTGGAATGGTTTGCCCATCACAGAAGAACGACAGAATTGTATAAAAGCAAATGCGTATAATCGCTTATCGCCCTTTTACAATGTAGAAATTGTATATAAAGATAGTAAAACATTTTCTGAATCTATTGACGATGAATCGTTGGATTTTATATTCATTGATGCAGATCATAGTTATGAAGGTGCATTGCGTGATTTTAAACAATTTTGGCCCAAAGTTAAGAAAGGTGGAATCTTTGCAGGTCATGATTTGAATCTGCCAGGAGTTAATAAAGCTATTCGTGAATTCTTTGGTGATAAAATGAACAATATTATTCCGCTGATTGATAATGCATGGTTATACTATAAGGATTGATATGAAGAAATATAAGAAGATTATCGTTTGGGGTGCAAAACCAGACACGGGACATACTCATGCTTTTATTCACGGTGCGATTGTTCGAGCATCACAAGCAATGGGTATTGAAACTTACTGGTTAGATAATCGTGACACGATATCTGATGATCTCTTTAATGATGCGATTGTTATCACAGAACAATGGTTAGCATTTCAAAATGGATATAGCAATAGACTACCTTTAAATAAATCGTCGTGTTATCTTGTGCATTATCTTGGAAATAAAGGTAATGTCGAAGGCAATCCTGGTGCAGAAATGTATCTAGGTAATGTTGGTAAATTAATCGATTTTAGATTTACTTCTGAACACGGTTGGGGTGTGAATGGTGTAGAAGATAAAAATTACGCATATAAATTTGAGAAAGAAAAATACTATGCGCTAAATGATGTTTCTTTCTACGAAGAAAATACTAACTATGATCGTTTTTATACAATTTGGGCAACAGATTTATTACCAGATGAAATGAATTTTGAAGATAGATTTATTCCGCAACAACGTAGAGCATTCTTTTGTGGAACAATTCGTAATGACAATTCACCAATGTTTGAGAATTTTGTAAAGAAATGCGACGAACATCAAATACCTTTCTTATACAACACACCATATAATAATCCATTGCCAATCGATCAAGTCAGACAAATGGTCGTTGAATCTCTATTACCTTTAGATTGCAGACCAGCAAATCATTTAGCGAATGGTTATATCGCTTGTCGTACAATTAAAAACATTAGTTATGGTGCATTAGGTATGACTAATTCAAAAACAATTTACGATTTCTTTCAGGGTGAAATTGCATATGCCGCAGATTCTGGCGATCTGTTTGATGTTGCTGTAGAAATGCAAAACGATCCAAAAACCAAAGACTTGATCTTGAATCAAATGAAGCGTATAAAAGAAGAACATACATATATTAACAGAGTGAAAGATATCATTAAAGTTGCGGAGATTTGATATGAAAATTTTGATTACGGGTCATATGGGCTTTGTCGGTAAGTATTTTATGCGAAAATACAAAGATCATGATATTACTGGTATTGATATCAAAGAAGGCAACGATTGTCGTGATTTCTTTAAGACTGATGACAATCACTATGATATGATTATTCACTTGGCGGCTATCGTTGGTGGTCGTGAAACGATTGAGAATAATCCATTGGCTGTTGCAACAGACTTAGCAATAGATTCTGATATGATGCAATGGGCATTGAGGACAAAACCAAATCATGTTGTGTATTTTTCATCTTCTGCCGCATATCCAATTGAAAAACAAGAAAATTACATGACCCATAAACTATTTGAATGGGATATAAATTTAAAAAATGTTCAAAATCCAGATTTAACTTACGGCTGGGCTAAACTGACAGGTGAATATTGTTTACAATTTCTACAAGAAAAAGGTATTCGTGTTCATGTTTTCAGACCATTTAGTGGATATGGAACAGATCAAGATTTGTATTATCCATTCCCATCGTTTATTGAACGTGCAAAAAATCTAATGAATCCATTTGATATTTGGGGTGATGGAAATCAAGTTCGTGATTTCATTCACATGCAAGACATTGTTGATGCTGTAGATGAAGCAATTAAACAAGATATTGAAGGACCAGTTAATCTTGGTTCTGGAATTGCAACATCTTTTAATCAATTGAAAGAGATTGTTTGTGGAATCAGAGGTTATAATCCAGAGATCAATCATATCAAAACAGCACCTGTTGGTGTAATGTACCGTGTCGCAAATCCTTCTAAGTTGTTAACTTTTTATAAACCAAAAATCAATTTATATGATGGTATTGCTCGTGCGTTAAGGGGTGAAATTTAATGGAATTTGTGTATAATACAAATAATGCTTCTATCGTACAAGTTGGTCAGAATAAAATAATTGATATTGGTTCTGGCCCACACCCCAAACCAGACGCAGATGTTCGTATGGATATTCATCAATGGGGTAATGTAAATTGTTTACATAATCTATTGAAAACGCCTTATCCATTCGACGATAATACATTTGAAAAAGCATACATGGGTGACGTTGTAGAACACATTTCTATTTTTGATATTGACTCAGTATTAACTGAAGTTTGCAGAATACTTAAACCGAATGCTGTACTTGAGGTTACTGTTCCTGACATGGATTGGATTATTGAAAGACTTTACAAAAAAGATTGGAATCATCATGCAAATGTTGATTGGTTAAATCCAACAATCGATCCATGGAAAAATGCATTGTCGTATTTGTTTGGTGGATTTCACAATAAAGATGAATATAAACTTGAAGGTATGGGTCATGTTAACGCATTCAATCAAAAGTCACTTAAAGAATTAT